ACAGAACTTCTAAGACCGAAACAGGTTAGAGCATATATATAGATATTGTTATGCAAGGATACCGAATTCATCTTGCTAAGAATGCCGATTATTCTCCAATTAATATTTAGGGACAGGAGAAATTGGCCTAACAACAAGAGTTTGGGATAAAGTTGCTAGATTAGTTAATTTGATTGGATTTAATATTACTATTTCTAAATCCGAGTACGATAAACCAAAAGCTGCAAAGAATGAATCATTTGAAGATAATTTAATTGATCTTTCGGTATATTCTATAATTTGGCAACTTTATCGTAGAGGGGTTTGGGGCAAATAAAAGAATTGAGGGCATATGATAATAAAGGAGGCAGATGTTGTAATAACTCATTTCGGTGTTCAGGGAATGCGATGGGGTGTTCGTAAAGATCGGTATGAGCAAAATCGTCAAAAAGCAAGTAACATAGTTTCAAAAAATAAAGACTCAAAAAGCATGAACAAACAAGATTTAACGGCGGCAGAATGGATGAGCAAGCCTGTTTCTGATAAAATAGCTAGTGAAATATTTAAAAATACCATTAATGTTGCTGCTGGATATGTTTTAACAGGTAATGTTTCTAAATTAAAAGATCCTAAAACTATTGCTAAAACCGCCGCTCATATTCTTAAACGAACGGCAACGACAACTGCATTAAAAGAAGTAACGTCTGCAGCAGCTATTAGTAAACGCTATAAAACTACTGGAGAAAAAGATTATTCTGTAAAACAGTATAAACGCAATTCATTAACGCCAGAGCAACTTATTATGAGAGGAACAAGGGTCGCCATATCCATGGCGCCTGTATTTAAAGCAGTCGGTAGGCATAAACTTGAAGCAATGGCAAAACGTAAGTATGAAACAAATATTAGAATGGAAAAATGGGGCGCCAATCTTCTTGATAAGAAGACATCAGAGTTACATACTATATATGATGATGGGTATCTATCTGTGCTAGAAAGAATTAATAAGGGTGGCGCATGAATAAAATAATTGTACATTATGGCGTTTTGGGAATGCGATGGGGGGGTTCGTAAAGAAAGATATACTAACGAAGATTTAAAAGGAATAAGACTTGAAAAAGGTTCTAAAATAACCCGTATTGCATCTGCTGGAGATGAAAAAATTGGAGGAATGAAATATGCAGCTTTTACTCCAGAAGACATAGAAGAGTATAAATTTAATCTCGGAGGAGAAGGAAAATATGCATATGATTATAAACTTAAAGAAGTATTGGTTTCTCCAAATGAAAAACGACAAGTTGATGCTTTTTTAGAAACAGTTTCAGAAATGAAAATTTCAGAAGCCGCTAAAGTTTTAAAAACAAAAAGTAAAATGGCGACATTAAAAGGTATTGAAAAAGAATTAAAGAGTGCTATTGAAAGCGGCGAAATAAAAAGTAAAATAAGAACATATGATAAGTTTATGGAACTTCTCTATGCAAAAGAATTAGAACCTATAAGAAATCGATATTTTGAAAAATTATCAAAAGAGGGGTATAATATGATTATTGATAGTAGTGATAGAGGCGTTGTTTCTGATAATCCCGTTATTATTTTTAACGGATCTAAATCGTTATCGTTTGAATCAAAAAAAGCAGTGAACCCGTAAAGGATAAATATGACATTATCGAACACAGCAACACCAAAGTATTACAAAGAGTTCAGAGATTCAGTGTTGCGTGGTCAAATTCCTGTTTGCAAAGAAGTTGCGCTGGAAATGAATAGGATTGATGAGCTAATCAGGAATCCTTCTATTTATTATGACGACGAGGCTGTTGATGGGTTTGTTGACTTTTGCGAAACCGAATTAACACTCACTGATGGCTCTGATTTATACCTATTAGATACATTTAAACTTTGGGCCGAACAGATTTTTGGGTGGTATTATTTTATTGAAAGAAGTGTATATCAGCCAGGCCCAGAAGGAAAGGGTGGACGATATGTAACACGAAAAATTAAAAAGAGACTTATAAATAAACAGTATCTTATAGTTGCTCGTGGAGCAGCAAAATCAATTTATGCCAGCTTTATACATAATTACTTCTTAAATGTTGATACCACCACAACTCATCAAATAGCAACCGCCCCGACAATGAAGCAAAGTGAAGAAGTTTTATCTCCAATTAGAACCGCGATTACAAGAGCTCGCGGGCCACTATTCAAGTTTCTAACAGAGGGATCTATACAGAATACAACCGGTAGTAGAGCAAATAGAGTTAAACTTGCCCCAACAAAGAAAGGCATTGAAAACTTTTTAACTGGATCCTTACTTGAAGTTCGCCCAATGTCCATTGACAAACTTCAAGGATTGCGCCCAAAGGTGTCTACAGTTGATGAATGGCTCTCTGGAGATATTAGAGAAGATGTTGTTGGTGCAATAGAGCAGGGTGCCAGCAAGTTAGATGACTATCTTATCGTAGCAGTTAGTTCAGAAGGAACGGTCCGAAACAGCAGCGGCGACACAATCAAAATGGAACTAATGGACATCTTAAAAGGAGACTATGTTAACCCTCATGTTTCTATCTGGTATTATAGACTTGATGATATTGAAGAAGTCGGAAAGCCAGAAATGTGGATTAAGGCTAATCCAAACCTTGGAAAGACTGTCACATATGAGGCCTATCAATTGGATGTGGAAAGAGCAGAAAAAGCACCAGCAACAAGGAATGATATTCTTGCAAAAAGATTTGGAATTCCAATGGAAGGCTATACCTATTTCTTTACTTATGAAGAAACACTTCCACATAGGAGAAGAGATTTTTGGTCTATGCCTTGCGCTCTTGGCGCAGACTTATCGCAGGGCGACGATTTCTGTGCATTTACATTTCTATTTCCGCTTCCTAGAGGAGAGTTTGGTGTTAAAACGCGTTGCTATATTTCTAGTTTAACATTAATGAAATTGCCTGGCGCCATGAGAATGAAATATGACGAATTCATAGATGAGGGGTCATTAATGGTTCTTGATGGGGCAGTATTAGACATGATGGATGTGTATGATGATCTTGATAGATTTATTGAAGAATCACAGTATGATGTTCGTTGTTTTGGATTTGATCCATATAATGCAAGAGAGTTTGTTGAGCGATGGGAAAAAGAGAATGGCCCATATGGTATTGAAAAAGTAATACAGGGCGCAAAAACCGAATCTGTTCCTCTTGGCGAAATGAAAAAGTTAAGTGAAGAGCGGATGTTCATATTCGACCAAGAATTATTCTCATTTACTATGGGAAATTGTGTTACTATGGAAGACACAAACGGCAATAGAAAACTCTTGAAAAAGAGGTATGCTGAAAAAATAGATTCTGTCGCGGCATTATTAGATGCATATGTGGCATACAAACTTAATAAAGAAGCCTTTGAATAAGGAGGAAGAATGAATAAAATAATTAAAACAGTAAAAAAAGAAAACACATCATTTGATAGTTCCGCATTGCGAAGAGCTAATTCGAACATTGAAGCATATTCTCCAGAAGAACTTGCACATTATGGCGTTCTGGGTATGAAATGGGGTGTTAGAAAAGATCGTGGTTCTGGGGGTTCAGCTCATCAGAAAAAGCTAGATAATAAAAAAGCAGAAAGACTAAAGAAAAAAGAAGAAAAAAGCATAAATAAAGCAGAGCGTAAGGCGATGTCTCTGGCTAAAAAAAAATATATAGATGTATATAATGCAATGGCCAATGACTCTTCTAAGTTTTATTCTGAGATTAATAATAAGAAAGAGTATAAGGGAAAAAATAATTTATTTACTAATAAAAAATATTTAGATGAATGCGCAGCGGCCGCTACAAAATCATTGCAACAGCATAGTGATAGAATTCTTGGTAATAAAGTAGATTCTCGTTTTGCCGTTAAATGGCACTTTCCAGACGGGCTCGATGGTTTTCCTACTTTTTATATTGAACGGGTTGGCTCCGAAATAAAACATTCGGAAGATATTTCAGATGATAGAATTGAACTTTTAGTTAAGTTTAATGGCCTTGGACAAATAGAAAAAATTTCATTGCCAGAAGGATCTGAAGATGAGTTCACAACAGAGTAGTAACTCTAATGATTTTTTAGAACATTATGGCGTTCTGGGTATGAAATGGGGTGTCAGAAATGATAAAGATTCTGGTATTAGTAAGGGGACTCAAAGACTTGTTAAAAAAGATGCAAAAAGATATGCAGATGCTAAAATGTTTTATGGAAAAGGTGCCGGAACTAGGCGAAAATTATTAAAAGCAGAACTTGATAAAAAGAAAAGAACCATCCCAGGATATGAAAAATTATTTGATAATGAGATTAAAAATGTTGATTATGCTAAATCTGCCAATAAAGCAAAAGTAGAAAGAACATATAAGGATACAACATATAGAGCTCGAGTTACTATAAAACAATTTTTAGGAGTTACTGGGCCTTTAACTGTTGCTGCAGGTTCTGCTTTATATTTTGCGAATAAAGACGCAGTTGATAATTTTGTAATAAATCAGTTTAAAAAAACAGTTGGAGCAATAATGCATAGACCCTAAAGAGAGGAATTATATGAATAAATTGGTAAAGAGTATGAATATACCAGAATCATTTCTTGATATTCAAGATGAGGAAGTAGCATCTGTTAACATGCCCGATGAAGGTGATGAAGATGAAGACGAAGGATAACCCAGAAGAACTTGTTGATAAAACTCTTACTCATTTCGGTGTTATCGGTATGAAATGGGGAGTTAGAAAAGGACCCTCTGCAGATACAAAAGTTCGAAGAGGTCGTGCAAAAATGCACAAAAACCGAAGAACCATGTCCGATTCTGATATAAAGCG